CAGGCGCTCATGGCTCGCCTGCGCGCCTCAAACAAGCTGGTCACCCTGCAGCACCACCCCGCGGGCGTTAGCCCCAGGGAGGCGCTCGTGCGGCTCGTGAGCGTGTCTCAGCCGTCCTGGCGGTACGGAGAATGGGCGATCGACACTACCGTCATCTTCGAGGCCGTGGAGGGCGTCTGGCGTGACACCACAACCATCGAGACCCAGCTGGATGACCTGTCGAGGCTCGCCGGTGGGGCTGCCCCCATCTCCGATGCGACCCTGAAGCTCAAGCCGACAGCCAACACGGTCACCATCAAGGACGTAACCTCCGGCACCAGCCTCACCTGGCGGGGCACCATGGAGTCCGACCAGAGGCTACTTGTCGATGTCGGCAAGTACTCTGCTTGGCGGCAGGTGTCCGAACGCTGGTACCCTATACAGGGTGCATTCAATGCGTCCGCCGAGATCAGCATGTCCCCCGAGGGGCTACAGCTCACCCCCAACCATGAGGGCAAGATCATCCTCCAGGTCACCGGCACCACCGGGGCTATTCAGGCTAGGAGGGCCTACTGATGCGCCGCGAATACTTCCCCGGCATGCAGCTGCGCGCCGTCGCCTACGAGGTGCAGGGCGCGAAGATCGGGGTCGTGCCAGACATCCTGGAGATGACGGTCACCACCCCCAGAGGGAAGACCCCCACCCTGTCCATGACCTACGCGCCGGGACCGAACGCCATTCGCGGTAGCGTCCTTGAGCGCGAGGTCGAGGTGGCTGTGGAGGCCACCTTCAACGGGGCGGACTGGGAGGAGCTACCCGACGCCCGGTTCGTCACCCAGAAGACTGAGCACAACCTCGTCAGCGACGGCACCGATTCTCGCAAGGTGACCGCCATTCACGTCAGCGACTACCTGAAGGAAGCTCTTGTCTGGTCCGTCCCTGTCGAGTCGAAGGACAAGGACGGTAAGTTCAAGTTCCTGTCCCGCAACGCGGGGGTAATCATCAGCACAGTCTGGCAGAATGCCGTAAAGCGCGGCTGGGGTGCGGGTCTCACCTTGGATGCCAACACCGTGAAGGACTCCGCCAATCAGGACTGGGTGAAGATCGTCACCCTCTACTTCGACCCCACGATCAGCCTCCTCCAGATCGTAGACTCCCTCCGTGACCTGGGCATGATCGACACGATATGGCAGGGCCGCACCTTCAAGGTGTACAACGCGGACACCACCCAGGCTAGAGACCTGACGGCCTCGAAGCGGTGGCCCCTCGCAACCACCCTCACTGGCGCACCCGAGGTAGCCACCTGGGCGGACATGTGCACCGACGTCCTCGTGAAGGGCGAGGCCGGGAGGACCTGGCTGATCCACAACGACCTGGCCCCCCGTGGCATGCGCCGCGTCGAGAAGGTCGTGGAGGCTGGTGGCGTGGAGCTGGAGGCCACGGCCCGGCTGGTCGCCGAGGCTACCCTCAAGTCTGGGGCGCATGTCAGCGAGGAGATTAAGCGCGAGTGGGCCGCCACCGATGTGCACCTCCTCCCGTGGGTTGACTACCGGCTCGGGGACTGGATCATGGTGGAGCGCGCCGAGGGTATGGAGCGCCTGCAGGTAGCCCAGATCAGCGTCACTCAGAAGGACGGGATGGTCGTTGGGCACACCACCTTCGGGACAGTCCTGGATAGCCTCCTGGGGCGCCTGACGAAGCGCACGAAGGGCATCGTGGGGCTCGCCTCCACGTCAGGCAGTGGCGTTCGCCCCAGCCAGCCGACAAGCAAGTACTGGCCCCTCCCCCCTCAGGGCCTGACGGGCTCTAGTCGCGCCGTCACCAACTCGGAGGGGTGGGTGCGTGCCCTCGTTGACCTCCAGTGGGGGCGCGTCGAGACCGACACCCTAGGCAATGCTGTCGATGTCGTCTCCTATGAGGTCGCGTGGCAGCTGTCCATGTTCGGGACAAGTGTCGCGGGCTCCATGGTTGTGCGCGGCTCCGACACGACGAAGGCCACCGTGGGCCCCCTGCTCCCGGGGACGGAGTACCGGTTCTCGGTGCGCGCGCAGAGCGCTAATGCCACCGGCGCTTGGTCGCAGCCGCTGATTCTGACCACGGAGTCTGACAGGGAGCCGCCCCCTGTTCCGTCTCGCCCGGTCCTGTCGCAGTCTCTCGGCGTGCTCCAGGTGTGGTGGGACTACTCGGGCCAGAATGGGCAGAGCATGCCTGCCGACTTCGCTGGCGTTGAGGTGTCTGTGCAGCACCCCGGCCGCCCCCCGGCGAAGTTCGCGGACATGATTACCCCCATGCAGCGCACCTCCATTGCGGGCCTGGAGATCAGGGACTATGAGGTGTGCCTACGCGCCTATGACCGGGCAGGCAATAAGTCCGAGTGGGGCCCCAAGGCGACCATCACTCTTGAGCAGTCCATTGACACGAACGCTATCGTCCGCTCAGTCGAAGAGAAGATCGCAGCCAGCGACGTGCTTCAGCGTGCCGCCCGCGCTGAGGCCCTTAAGGAGACCCAGAAGCTCTCTGAGGCTATGACGCAGGTTGCGGTATCCTTGGTGGAGACAGGCCCATACCCGCCGGATAAGGGCGTTGTTGACAAGTCGCAGTGGGTGTCTCCGGATGCTCGCGTGTTCACGTTGAGGAAGAAGGGAGACTGACATGCCGTATCAGGGCAATGTGTGGAAGGATGGCCCGGATGGGCGCACCCCCATTACGGCGGCGAAGCTCACCAAGATGGAGGATGGGATCACTGCGGCAACAACCTCTGCTGAGCATGCCACTCAGGTCGCTAACGACACATTCGACTCACTGTCGGCTGTGAACAGGTCCTATAACTCGATCGTTGATGCCATTGTGCCGGTGGGAGCTGTTCTTCCCTTCTATGGGTCTCGCCCTCCGAAGAACTGGCTACTGTGCTATGGGCAGGAAGTGAGCCGCACCGAGTACAAGGCCCTGTTCGACACGATCGGAACCGTCGCAGGCAGTGGCAATGGGTCCACCACGTTCAACGTCCCAGACCTGAAGGGCAAGGTCATCTACGGCCAGGGGAGCACTGACGCGCTTGTCACTGGCTCGACCGTCGGAGAGACCCACCACACGCTCACCGTGAACGAGATGCCCTCACACGGCCACGACATCGTAGACTCCAACAACCAGAACTCCAACTGGCGCGCCGGTAAAGCGAATACCGACATCGGATGGAATGACGCCTCCGGCAATGGGTACACCTACGCCATGTCCACAGGCACAACAGTGGCCGATCGTCGCCCCTACGCGAAGAACGTCGGCGGCGGCCAGCCATTCCCCATCCGTCCCCGCGGTTCGGTCGCCTCCATGATTATCCGCGCGAAGTGAGGTGAATCGTGGCTGAGATCAAGGACGAGTACATCCAGTGGCCCGGTCCGGCCACATTCCCCGCAGAGACCACATTCCCCGCCTACGACAGGTCGGCCGACGGTAACACGACCGTCCACTCCCACAAGGGCTGGGAGTGGGTCGAGTCCGACAACCCGTTCCAGAAGGCTGCCGCCTCACTCGCGCAGTCCACGATCGAGGCGTCTATCCGCCGCATGCGCACCGTGTTCGGGAAGGTCTTCTACCAGAAGGGGAACTCCGCCGATAAGCCCGACTTTCCGGGGGAGACCTATGGTGATACGGCTCGCATCCAGGACCCCTCCACTCTTGACATTGTGGCGGAGTGGAAGTGGAATGGCTCTGACTGGGAACGCACCCGCGTCTCCGGTGAGCAGATCAGCAACCTGGACGTGGGGCGCCTGACCGCCGGGTCCGCAGCCATCAACGACCTCGCCGCTAGGCGGATCGCTGGTGATATCGGCAAGTTCCTCCAGCTCACCACTGACCAGCTGACCGTGACCGGTAATGCGTCGTTCGTCGACCTCACGGCGAAGCACGTGTGGACTCGCATTATCAACGCCCGCAGTGGCGAGTTTGAGAAGATCAAGGCTGGCATGATTGCCGCCAACGCGATCACGGCAGACAATCTGCGCGCGGGGGCTATCGACGGGCAGGTCATCACCGGCGCCTCCATTCAGACTGATCGCCAGAACAATCGCGGCCTGAAGATCGACAATACTGGCATGCGCGCCTATTCCTCTAATGGATGGAAGTCGCTTGACATTAACGCCCGCACGGGCGAAATCACCATCAACGGAAGTCTCGGGCGCCAAGACTCATGGTCGAAGGTCTGGTTCAACGACATCATATGGGCGCAGACCGGTACCGACGTCGCCAGGTCTGGGGCGAAGATCGGGTGCGGTCTGGCGTTCAACTCACTGGAGGACGACTGGGATGATGGCGCACTCTTCATTCAGAAGGACGCCAATACTGGCGAGCCCTCGATCACTCTTCAGTCGGCCGCCAGGAAGGGCGCCGAAGCCAGGCCGTCCCTCATCCTGGGCACTCAGCAGGTGTCGATCACTGTCGGCCCTAATGGCGACTGGGGGTCGCTGGCTATCAGCAAGTACGGCTTCTCATCCAGAATCAACTCCTCGTCATTTGCCTTCAACGACTCCGGTATCTCCTACCGGAAAACCAACGACAACAACTTCGCCTACTTAGGCTTGGGACGGGACTTCCTCAGCTTCGCCACGCTGGGGAACAAGAACACCGGAATGTGGGCAACCTCCAATGGATTGGAGGTTGCTTGGAGACTCAACCCCCACATCTACCTGGATAACTCCGGCATCCAGATGACTGGCAACAAGAAGTTCATCATGCCGGTCCCGAGGCTGACCAAGGAGAGGGGCATGTGGCTGTCTCACTCCTGTACCGAGTCCCCCTACGACGGCATCGAGTACTGGGAGAACCTCACGCTCGACGAGGGCGGTCACGCCTCGTGGGCGCTCCCGGACTATGTGCCTCGGATCGCCTCCCCGGTTGCGCCGTGGGTCGTATTCGCCTCTGGCACCTCCTCCGCGGCGCTGGACAGGTCCAATCCCGACGAGTGGGTGGTCCGCGTCTCCGGCGCTCCTGGCGCAGCCGTGGACGTCCTAGTCAAGGGTGCCCGCATGGTCGATTTTGGAGACGTGGACGCAGACGGCGAGCCGGTACTCCAGGACCACTCCAGGAAGTCCCGATGGAGTCTGCCACCAGACCTCAACGGAGGCGGAGCCCCTGGCGGGGACGATCCGGCCTCAGAGAACGACATGACTCTGCCCGGCACGTATTATGGGCCTGCCCCTAAACCAGAAGATTGGAGCAATACCAATGGAACCTCAGAGTAGCCAGGTCGACGCGCTCGCCGTGATCGACGCGCTGACCCTGGAAGTCGCCACCCTGACCCGTAGGGCCGTGGTGGCTGAGCAGCGAGTCGTGGCCATGGAGGCCGAGAAGGCCGCGAGTAAGGAGAGCAAGTGAGTGTAGGGAGTGTTGCGGCGCGTATCGCGCGTCGAATCTGCGATCAGGAGAACGTCGGGTACTCGCAGCCCGACCGGCGCACCTGGTACGCCAACGCAGACTGGGAGGGGCACGTCTCCTCTCCCCAGAACGCTGACTGCTCCAGCCTCGTGTGCGGGGCGATCTGCTACGGCATCCACGACACCTACGGAGCCGCCTGGGGTCACCCCGCCCTTCCGGAGATTAACGACCACTGGACGGGCAATATGAGGCCGGGCCTGGAGGCTCGCGGCTTCAACGAGGTCCCGTGGAACGACTCTGACCTCACCCCTCAGGGTGGGTTCCGTGTTGGTGACGTGATCCTGTCCGCCGCGAACGAGGGCGGCAGGGGGCATGTGTGCATCGCCGTTGAGGACGGGGGGGACCCCCTCGTCTCTGAGGCGTGGATTGCTGAGGATGGAAGCATTGACGGCTACCTCGGAGACCAGACCGGGGGTGAGACGCGTACCGTCCGCTACTCCAGTCATCCGCACACTCAGTCGGGGGCGTGGACCAGCTGCCACCGCTTCGATGAGGGGAAGTTCCTGTCGCAGTGGCCTGAGTTCCGCAAGGGGCAGGCCGCTCAGGCTAAGCCTGCGCCAGCGCCTACTGCCGCCCCTGCTGGCCCGGCGCACGCGCACGGTATCGACATCTCCAGCCACCAGTCTGGCCTGAATGTGGCCGCCCTGTGGGCCGACTTCGTGATCGTGAAAGCGACTGAAGACAATGACTATGTGAACCCATACATGGGGTCGCAGGCCAACTCCACCCTCGGGGCCTCGAAGCGGCTCGGCTTCTACCACTTCGCTCGCCCTGGGGATGCTCAGGAGCAGGCCCGCTACTTCGTGGATGCTGTGCGCGGGTACCTTGGTAAGGCCACTCTCTGGCTTGACTGGGAGGCGAACGCGGTCGAGCAGGGGCCCGGCTGGGCGAAGACCTTCCTTGACGCCGTGAAGGGCATGACCGGCTCCACGCCCGGCATCTACATGAACGGCAGTGCCGTGAACGGCTACGACTGGTCCAGCGCGGCCAGCGAGTACCCCCTCTGGTATGCGGGTGGCCCTGACTACAGTGACTATGGCACCTCCTATAGTGACCCGGCTGTCCCGTCGGTCTCGTACTGGGGATCCCCGTTGATCCACCAGTACACGGAGGATGGGCGTCTTCCTGGTTACAGTGGGACTCTCGACCTGAACCGCCTGCGAGACCGGTCCACCTGGGACCGGATGGTCGGCGGCGGCCAGGTCATCTCCGGCGCCCCCGCCCCTGTGGCTACCGCAGGTACCCTTGAGGTGGATGGCGAGTATGGGCCTGCCACCGTGCAGCGCCTCATCGAGGTCTTCGCCCCTGGCTACAACGAGACATACGCTGTCGCCAACCTTCGCCGCTACCTGAACAAGACCGTACCGGAGCACTCCCAGAAGATGCTCACCGGCTCCGGGAAGCTGGCCGAGGACCGGGGGTGGGACTCCCACGCGGTGCGCGTCTTCCAGTACTGGGCGTGGTGCTGGGTGAAGCCCGCAGCCCCGGACATGTGGAACCGGTTCGCTGGCGGATGGTCCTTTGGTGACTACGTGGACGGGGAGCCTGGGGAGGCGACCTGGGCGGCGCTCCAGGAGGCCCTGAACCGTTCCCGATCGGGTAGCTTCCGGCTTATGTGACACCACTGGGTGGACGGTAAACTAGGGGGTGGGGCGGAAGTCCTGCCCCCTAGTTGTTCCCGAAAGAGGTGAGTGCATGAGCATTTACGCTCGCGCCTCATTCTGGTCTGGCGTGTTTGATCGTGCCGTGAAGACCTTCGCCCAGTCCCTTCTCGCCACGTTCGTTGTGGGTGTTGGAATTCTCGACATTGACTGGAAGGGGGCGCTCGGTATCGCTGCGACCGCCGTCCTGGCGAGTGTCCTGACCTCTCTCGCTGACGCGAAGGAGACGGACAAGGCGATCGCTACCGCCCCTGTCGAGTACACTCCTCGCCACGCGGGCTGAACGACCATGCAGCCAATGGAGGGCGTCCTGCCGATAGGGCAAGTCCTAACATCTCCTGATCTCATTGCGGCTACGGTCGCCCTCCTGGCTGCACTGGTTGCCCGTCTTGCAAGTAGGATTAAGAGGCAGCAGGTCGAGAACGACGAGCGCCTAGAGCGCATGAGTGCCCATGTCGTAAGGGCGGCCGATGCTGCTGAATCCGCATCCGAGGGGGTGCACAATAACCACGCCACGAACCTGCGAGACGACCTAGATATGCGATTCGATGACCTGACTTCCAAGATGGATGCTCTCACCGAGGTTGTGGGGGCTCTTCGGGATAGCGTGAGTGACCAGTCGCGCAGGCTTCAGGGCTTAGAGGGGCAGGTTGAGGGTGTGCGGAATGATGCACGCACTGACAGAGCTCACCTTTACGACGAAGTGTCCAACCTTCATGATCGGATTGATAGAGTGAAGGTTGTAACGAATCGGCGTCAGGAGAGTTCATGACCCAAGGGTACGCTCGCATCACAGGTAAGGTGGTCGGCCCTGAGGGGCTCGGCCGCATGGGGACAGTTGAGTTCACCCCCATGCCCCAGTACAAGGGCATTGAGGTTGACGCTACGAACGCCCTCATAGCCCACTATGCCGGGGGGCGGCTCCGTCCTGACGGCATCCTCGTCAACCATGACGGTGAGCCTTTCCTGAACATCGCAGCCCCATCAACCCTGCCTGACGGGGAACAGAACTACCGGGTGTGCGTCAACATCCCCGGCGACACTGGCCTCACTCGCTGTATCAACGCGCGCATCATCGCTGGCACCGAGGTCGACCTCGTAGACATCTTCTCCGGTGTCGCCGTTGAAGACCCGTCCGACCGTGACGGGCGCCGAGTCCGCGACATTGGCGACGGCACCCTGGAAGCAATCAACGCCCCCGACGTCATCGAGGTCGGGGATGGAGTACTCGCATGGAGGACGAATGACTAACCTGACATGGTACAGCACGGAGAAGGCCGACCGAACGTTCGCCACTAAGGCGGAGCTGGAGGCTCTGCGTAAGGCGTCTGAGGGACGCCAGGTGGATACTTCGACGCTGGCAACGAAGGAGGAGGTTACCCGTGGGGATGACGCGCTGTCGTCTCGCCTGAACTCCGTGAAGACCACGGCTGATGCCGCTCTCCCTAAGGCTGAGGCTGCCGCCACCTACGCCACCAAGGAGGAGGCGCTAGCGACTGAGCGGAAGCTCGGTGAGCGCATCGACTCCGCCACCACCTCTGCGGCGACGAAGGCCGAGCTCGCCAAGTACGCAACCACCACCTCAGTTGCGGAGACGTACGCTACGAAGGAGTCCCTGGGCGGCTACCTGAAGTCAGAGGATGCTGCATCCACCTACGCCACGAAGGCGGCCCTCGCCCAGGCCCAGCTGGGTGGGGGCGGGCAGGCTGCCCCTGACCTGTCTGGGTTCGCCACGAAGACGGAGATGCGGCAGGCTGACGACGCTCTGGGCGCGAAGATTGAGGGAGTGAAGTCCACCGCCACTGCGGCCCTGTCGAAGGATGAGGCATCCTCGACGTACGCCACGAAGAGCGCCCTGGAGGCAGTGAAGGGCTCCATCCCCACGGTCCCGGACACCTCCCGCTTCGTCACCGCCGAGTCCGCCGACGGCAAGTACGCCAAGAAGACAGACCTCAGTCAGTACGTAACCGCCTCCACAGCGGACAGCAAGTACGCCACTCAGGCTGCCCTATCCGACTACCTCACCACTGCTGCCGCCTCCGGCACCTACTCGACGAAGGTTCAGGCCGCAGCCATGGGGGACAGCATTCGGGCTGCCCGTGCGATCGCGGACGCGGCTCTCCCGAAGTCGGAGGCCGCCTCCACCTACGCCACGAAGGCTGAGCTCAGTCAGGCTCAGGCTGGTGGGCACGTAGACCTCTCCTCCTACCTCACCAGGGTTGAGGCACAGTCCACCTATGTGTCGAATGAGAACCTCTATCGAGAACTGGAGCAGAAGGCTGGCCTGGCGGCCGTCAGCGCTGTCGACAGCCGCGTGGACGCGATGGCTAAGACCATCACTCCCTTCAAGCCGGGCGAGCGCTACTACTCCCCGGTCACCTACTTCTGGCCCGACTACTACGAGGACGGCAAGCCCGGCAAGACCTCGAAGTGGGCGCAGATTCTTAAGTTCGCGGGCTCCCTCGGTATCGTCATCCTGAACCGGAACAGCGGCAACTGGGACGAGTTCAACGTCGACTTCAAGAAGCAGGCCGAGCTGGCTCTCGCTGCCGGGGCGAAGCGGGCCGTGTTCTACGTGAAGACCCAGTACCTCGCCGCCACGCTCCCGGCTGGTGACCCTGGGCGCGCGAACGTGCCGGACGTGGACAAGTACACCGAGGCGTACATCCTCTCCCAGATCGACAAGGCCAAGACCCAGTACGGGGACGTCTGCCAGGGCGTGTTCCTCGACGAGGCCATCAACGGATGGGGCGCCCAGGCTGGCCGCATCCCCGCCTACAAGAGCCTGATCGACAAGATCAGGGCCAAGTACGGCAAGGAGTTCCTCATCGTCATCAACTCGGGGTCGAACATCTCCGAGGACATGTGCAAGCTCGACTTCGACGTGTGCATGATGTTCGAGAAGGACGCCGCCGCATTCCTGGTCGAGGATCCCGGGACACCGATCCTCCCCGACCACATGAAGCAGTACCCCTCCACCCGCTGGTGGGCCGTCGTCCACGGCGTCACCTCCGAGAACTACAAGAGCGTGTTCGACAAGGCTGACAAGCTTGGCATCGCCCACCTGTACATCACGGACGGTCAGCTGCGTGAGGACCCTCAGCAGGGCGGCCAGTGGGCGCCCGTGGGGAACCCCTACGCTAACCCGCCGTCGCAGCACATCCTTGACCTCACGGTGCCGTGGCTGAAGGGCTACCTGCCGTTGAAGCTTGAGGTGGAGGAGTTGCGTACGCGACCTAAGGTGCTTTCGCTCGGTAAGCGTGAGGCTGTCCCGGCCGGAACTCCGGCGGGTACGATCATCGTCAGGAAGGACGCATAGTGGCAGATACCATCTTCCCTGTTCTGGGGGCCTGGTGGCGCAGTAAGGGTAGCCGAATGGGGGATGGCGCTACCCTCCCCGCGGGCGCATCCACAACCCCCTACGACAGTGCAGCAATGCCTGTAGGGTCACGTAAGTTCACCTTCGAGGTCGACTACCGGGATACTGCGGAGGCCCGCATTGACCTGCGCGTGAACTGGTTCAATGACAACAAGGTCAAGATCAACGGTCCGTTCAACGTCGCTACCGTCGCGCTCCCCCTGGGGCAGACGAAGGTGGTGGCTGAGGTTGAGCTTCCCGCCAGCGCGGCGCCTCGGTGGTTGCCGTCGATCGGCGTTCCGGCTGATTCTGGCGATGCTGCGATCTCGTCCTTGAAGATCTATGAGACTCCGGCCAAGCCCAACCCCGTGACCGTATGGGATGGCGACAAAGAGGTGACGGTCACGGTGACTGTGTGGGACGGCGCCAAAGAGGTGCCAGCAAGTATCGAGTTCCAGGCGTAAGGAGACGCATGTCGGAAGAGAATCAGGGACAGTGCCTGCCGTCGCAGGTGACCATCAACATCGGCACGTCGGGGGTGAAGATCAACGACGGCGACCCTGCCGTGGACACCTCCAAGTTCGCCACGAAGGAGGAGCTTGCCGGTAAGGCCACGAAGGCTGACGTCAGTGCTGTCGACGTGAAGGTGGAGCAGGTTCGCACGGTCGCCGGTAAGGCTGCCGCTGACGCCGTGGAGGCTAAGGCCATCGCGGGTAAGGCGCTCACGAAGGAGGCCGCTGACGGCGCCTACGCCACGAAGGCTCAGGTTGCCGCCATGGGTGACAGTATCCGCGCCACTCGATCTGCGGCGGAGCAGACGAAGGCCGACGGCGAGGCTACCAAGGCGATCGCACGGCATGCCGAGGAGCTCACCCAGACACTGGCCAAGAATCTGGCCGTGTTCCCCCGCGTGCTGCGCCTCGACAAGGGCCAGGCCGTCCCAGCTGACACTCCGCTCGGCACAGTCATTGTGCGCTCGGAGCGCGCCATCTCCCACGCGGATGACCTGTTCCCGCCGATCG